GAGATTACAATGACTGGTCACAGTATAGTCAAGAGATGTTGGACTATTGTAAACAAGATGTGGCTGTAACTGTTAAGTTATTCAAGCATCTTCGTAATGAACTTGCAGGTTTCTCTCTTGAGTGTATCAAGTTAGAACATGAGGTTAAAAGAATAACATGCAAACAAGAGAATGATGGATTCTATTTGGATGAACCATATGCAATGGGCTTAGTAAGTAAATTAGAAAAAAGAATTAACGAGATACGTGAACAATTGAGGGTAGTGTTCCCACCCAAACGCATTGAGACACAGCTTAAAACAAAGCTGAAGGTTACAATGCAAGACTTCAATGTTGGTTCACGTAAGCAGATTGCAGAGAGATTAATGGAACGTGGGTGGGAACCTAAGAAGAAGACAGACAAGGGTAGTGTAATAGTTGATGAAGCTGTATTGAATACTATTAATATGCCAGAGGCAAAGTTAATAGCTGAGTATCTTATGTTACAAAAAAGAATTGCTCAAGTAAACTCATGGCTTGATGCTCTTGACTCTTCTCCTGATGATAGAGTACATGGACAGGTACTTACCCTGAGAACTATCACAGGTCGTATGGCTCATGCCAAACCTAACATGGCTCAGATACCTGCAGGGTATTCGCCATATGGTAAAGAGTGTAGAACATGTTGGACTGTACCAAAGGGTAGAGTATTAGTAGGTATAGATGCAAGTGGTATTGAATTAAGAATGCTTGCTCATTACATGAGAGATCCAGACTATACTCAAGAGATATTGAATGGTGATATACATTCATTGAATCAAAAGAATGCAGGACTGAAGACCAGAGATCAAGCAAAGACATTCATCTATGCATTCCTGTATGGTGCAGGTTCTAAGAAGATTGGTTCTATTGTAGGTGGTAGTTCCAAGAAGGGAAAAGAATTAATAGATAACTTTCTTGAGCAAACACCTTCTCTTGCTAAACTAAGAAACATGATAACAAATGAAGCAGGTAGAGGATGGCTCAGAGGATTGGATAACAGAAAGATATGGGTACGTTCACCACATTCAGCATTGAATACCAAGCTACAAGGTGCTGCAGCTGTGGTCATGAAGAAAGCATTAGTATTATTTGCCAATAGTTTAACAGATGATGTAAAGATTGTTGCCAATGTACATGATGAATGGCAAGTAGAATGTAAAGAGTCTGATGGAAATTTAGTTGGTAAGCTAGGAGTTAATGCTATAATAAGGGCAGGACATGAGTATGAATTAAACTGCCCACTTGACGGAGAGTACAAGGTAGGGCTCAACTGGTCGGAGACACACTAATGGATTACGTATTACCAAGACACGTAGCAGAGTTTATAAAAGAAAAAAATGATTTAGAACAAAAGATTAAAGAGCTTACTGAGGAGAATAATATTCTTCGCAACAACGTAAGAGAGTGTGAGCTACAATTAAGAGATGCTCGCATTCGAATAAAAGACTTGACATCTTAAACTGAATATGGTATAAGATGTTATTAACTTTAACAATTAACCACCGAAAGGATTGGATATGCCAGTAGTAACAGGTAAAGCTTATTGGGCAAAGCTAGATAGACCAGCTCAAAAATATAATACGACTGCACAAGAAGACACAGAGTATACTATAGATTTAACTATTGATAAAGCTACACGTAAACTATTAGAAGGACTTAACCCTTCAGCTTCTATCAAGAATAAGAAAGATGATCGTGGAGATTTCTTCACGTTTAAAAAGAATGCATTCAACAGAAAAGGTGAAGCTCTCCCTAAGCCTAGAGTTGTTGATGCTAAGAAGAACGACATCTCAGGTACATTGATAGGTAATGGATCTGACGTTAGAGTTATGTTCCGATCTGTAGAGATTGAGAACGTACCATCTATGGAAGGTAAGAATAAGTTTTACCTTGATGCTGTTCAAGTTATTGACCTCGTACCATACGCAAAGTCAGAGGACTTTGATGAGGTTGATGGCTACGTTGCTGATGGTGCTATAGCCAGCACCAGCTCAGAAGAATCTGCTCCATTCTAATGAGTAAACGTGAGATTAGTTCTCTGTTAGAGGACATTGATATATTATTTAATCAAGGTAGGACTCCTTCAGAAACTAATCTCACACTTTTAAAAGAGGGAATAGCTGAGTCAGTCATACAAGTTTTATCAGAGGTAAGAGATACCACAGGTAAGATGAGACTATCAAGTATAGGTAAAAAAGATAGACAGCTATGGTATGATTACAATGGGCATGAGAAAGAACCTTTACCTACAGCTACCAAGATTAAATTTTTATTAGGTCATATAATAGAAGAGCTTACCTTATTCCTAGTGAGAGAAGCAGGACATAAGGTAGATAAATGTCAAGAAGAAGTAACAGTTGGTGGAGTTAAAGGACACATAGATGCAGAGATAGATGGAGAATTAGTTGATGTTAAGTCAGCATCTCCCTATGGATTTAGAAAGTTCTTTAATGGTACACTAGTGGATGATGATCCGTTTGGATACATCTATCAAATCTCTAGCTATGCTAAAGCTATGGGAAAAGATAAAGGATATTTTTTAGCAGTAGATAAATCAAATGGTTTCATGACACTACTAAAGACTGATGTCTCCGATGTAAAACCAGAAGAAAGAATTAAGCAACTTAAAACATTATTAAAGAAGAAGACTCCACCTGAAAGATGTTACAAAGAAGTAGAAGAAAACAATGGTAACAGGAAGTTACCTATTGGATGTAAGTTCTGTGACTTTAAAACATTATGTTGGAAAGATTCTAATGATGGTTTTGGTTTACGTAAATTTAATTATGCTAGTGGTAATGAGTTCTATACTTATGTAAAGAAAGAGCCACGAGTAAGAGAGGACTTCTAATGCATTGGACTGACCTAAGAACTAACAAAGCTTTTGAACCTGACACCCTAGATAGATTTGGATTTGTCTATGTTATAACTAATATTAAAACAAAGAAAAAATATATAGGATGTAAACAATATTATATAGGTAAAGATCAGACACCTTCTAGGTGGCAATCTTATACTGGATCTTCTAAACATCTTAATGAAGATATAAAAAAGTTAGGTAAAAAAAATTTTACATTTGAAGTGATAGATGAGTTTAAAAATAAAAGAAGTCTAGGTTACTATGAATTGTTTTATCAAATGAAATACAATGTACTTGATAGTGTGATTGAAGGAACAGATGAACCTGCTTATTATAATAATTATGTAGGTGGTAAATATTATAGACCAGTACAAGGACGTAAGCCTGTACCTGCAGAAGTATATGAAGTAACTTTTACAGATAAAAGAAAATTAGTTATACCTAATCTTAAACTGTTTGCAAGCTTAAATAATTATGACAAGAGTCATCTATGTAAAGTACAACAAGGTAAAAGAAAAAGACATAAAGATGTAGTAAGAGTAGAGACTGTGAGTGATGTCTAACGAAGAGTCATTAGCTCAGGTACTTAACGAAGGAGTACATGATCATCATAGTCCTGAACGTGTGCTCTGGTTGTGTGTTATTCTGCAACAATTATTAGATGCAACTAAACCAACTTATGAAGGAGAAAATGCTTACAATATTTTAATGAGAGATAGAGCAAGATCATGGCTTACTTCTTCATATGGTGTAACAGCTACAGATAGAGATGATGTATGTGACATGGCAGGAATAAATCCTGATGCTCTTACTGCGTTTACTAAAAAATTATTTAATACAAACGAAATAGAATTTGTAAGGAAAAGAATCAATGCAATATTACATGAGACTATAACATGATTATGTGGAAACATTACTGTAAGGTAGAAGAAACTAGTATGGAGGTGGGACATGGTGAAGAATGTAATTGGTGTGGTATGAGAGAAGAAGATAGATATAAAGCAGATGGATTTGAAGATGCCTTGATAGGTAGAGGACAACAGTTTAATACAGACTTCTATGTTTATTCTCATAGTAGATGCATAGAAATATTAATGCGAGAAGGTATGACCGAGGAAGAAGCTTTGGAATACTTTGATTATAATGTACAAGGAGCATGGGTAGGTGAAGGAACTCCTATCTTTGTTTATGATGAAAGGTGGAGTGAGTGGAATGAGTGAAGATAGTTTTGAAACACATGATGATATGATTCGTGAATCTGTAAAAGAAACAGCAAGTGCTAGACAGGTGGGTGGTAGTCATTACAAAGATTGTGTAATACAACCAACAGAATATATAGTTAAAAATAAACTTGACTTCTTAGAAGGAAATGTGGTAAAATATATTACTCGACATAAGACCAAAGGATTAGAAGAAGACATAAGAAAAGTTATACATTATTGTGAGTTAATATTGGAGCATACATATGGAAAATGGAAATGAATTTAAACTAGAAGATATATCAATATTTTTAGATGGAGATACGCTTCATATAATAGGACCTAATCATGAAGAAATACCAGTATCCTTATATGAATTAGCTGATCATGTGTTAGAACCACAGATTATTGATAATCCTTCTTTAATACCTAATGTTATAAAAGGATTAAAGAATGTTGTAGAATATATGGAACATAAATTAGAAGCAAGGAAATTACATTAATGGCATATTCAGGTAAAGATTATTTAGGTGATAAAAAATTATCACAAGAATTAGCAGATAAGATATATAATTATTGGGTATCTAAAGTACCAAACATCAAAGTATGGGTTGAGCCTTTCTATATAGGGGATACTAAACTATGGCAAGTCCGTAACAATTTAATAATGAAATATAAATAGAGGAGCTAAACATGGCGTCATTAATGGGAAGTAATTACTTACCCACCGAATACCAGTCTTTCATTCACATGTCTAGGTATTCACGTTGGTTAGAAGATGAAGGTAGAAGAGAGAGTTGGAGTGAGACAGTAGGAAGGCTTGTGTCTTTCTTTAAAGATCACATAGATAATAATTATGATGGTGTAATTAAAAAGAAAGAATGGAATGAGTTAGAAGAAGCTATACTTTCTCTACAAGTTATGCCAAGTATGAGAGCATTGATGACTTCAGGAAAAGCATTGGAACGTGAGAATGTTGCAGGATATAATTGTTCTTATATTCCTATTGATAGTCCAAGAGCATTTGATGAAGTACTATATATACTTATGAATGGTACAGGTGTAGGCTTCTCTGTTGAAAGACAGTATGCAGATAAGTTACCTACTGTTCCTGATGTAGAGTTTGAACATACAGAAGATGTTATATCTGTTGTTGATTCTAAAGAAGGATGGGCAAAAGGATTTAGAGATTTAATATCTTACCTTTACACAGGTAGAGTTCCTAAGATAGATGTAAATAAAGTTAGATCTGCAGGTGCAAGATTAAAAACATTTGGTGGTAGAGCTAGTGGACCTCAACCTCTTGTAGATTTATTTGACTTTACTATTATTAAATTTAAAGGTGCAAGAGGTAGAAAGCTTTCCTCTATGGAATGCCATGACATTGTATGTAAGACAGGTGAGGTGGTAGTTGTAGGTGGTGTACGTAGATCAGCACTTATATCTTTATCTAACTTATCTGATCAAAGAATACGTGGTGCTAAGATGGGTGAGTGGTGGAATGAAAATCCACAACGAGCCTTAGCTAATAACTCTGT